TTATAGTGGTTTTTTCGTAGCGGGTTTGTTCTTTTCCCACATATCTGGCAGCGGTTTCCCACATGCCATTTTAGCCGCGGCTGTTTCGGCGAGCATCAGCGTGCGTGCTCGCTTGCCGTAATGGCGGACCGTTTCGGGCGTCATGCCGAGGATCGCGCCCACCACCGTGTCGCTCAAGCCCAGCTCCAGCAGATAGCAACAGGCGTTCTTCCGCAGCCCGTGGAAAGTGTAGAGCAGCTGGCCGCGTTCGTCGACCTGGCCCATGTCATGCATCAGTCTGCGAATCCGCTCTTGGATGCGGTCCTCTGATTGGAATGGCCTTCCCGCGCGATCGTACAATATCGTGACTGCTCGACGTTCGACCTTTGCGATTTCCTGCCGCCAAAGCGGATGGATTGGTACGGCGACGTCGACATCGGTTTTGACCTGCGCGAGTTGCATCATCCCGCCCTTCAGCCATCCATGCTGGATTCGGATGCAATCGCTTACGCGCTGACCCGAGCAAAGCCCGGTGACGATCGCCAGGCGCAGCATCGGGCTGGCCTGGTGCAGTGCCTGCTGCAAAACGATCTGAGGCCAGGGCTCGTGCTCGCCGATCGGAAGGAGCGGGACTTCCTGCGCTGGATTGGTGTCTCGCCAATCGCGTTGACAGGCGAACACCATCATGAGCTTGAGGACGTTGAGGTAATTGTTGGCCTTGCCTGGCGTCACACCCATGCCGTCGCGGATTCGATAGATGTGCGCGGGTCGTAGATCGCGTACCTGACGGTGGCCATGCTCAGCTTCGATCATTGCGACATACCGCAGATAATTGCGGATCGTGTTGTCGGCGAGCGGTCTACTGCCTTTCTTTCGGGTCTTACGGGTCCAGCCATTTGCGAGTGCAGCGCGGAATTCGACGGCCAGTGCTGCTATCGAGCCGGGCGCGGCACCTGCGCGACCGCCACCTTTGTGAGCGGCGTTGATCCGCTCGAGCTCTTCCGCAAAGCCGGGTTCGGTCGGCTTTGGAAGCCGGACGTACAGGTCTTTCCAGCGGTCACCATGGCGCACCTTGAAGCGCCGGTAGAACGAGCCGTTCTTTTCACAGACGCCAGGTATCACACATCGTCCCACGAACTGCCCTGCCCTTCGCCCCCGAATCCGGAAAGAGCATCAATATGCATGTCGAGTCGTCGCAAGTCCCAAAGAATTCGTCGGCCGTTGCGCAGGGGGGCTGGTGCAGTGCCTTCCTGCCAGCGCTTGCGAAAGGTTGATCGGCTGACACCGCAATAGCGGGCAGCTTCCAATTCGCTGAGCAAGCGGCTTGGAACATAGGCACTTTTCGGGCTCACCGTGCGGCCTCATGCGCTTCGTGCAGGCGAGCGACGGCGGTCTCAAAATGCGCGGGGTTGTGCTCAATGCCGGTAAAAATTAGCCCGGCCTTGATCGCGGCAACTCCGGTCGAGCCTGTGCCCATGAAGGGGTCGCAAACAGTGCTGCCCGCGACGTTGCGGACAATCTTGTCCATAACAGCATCGGGCTTAACGGTGGGATGGCCACGTTTCGCTTTGCCCCGCACTGAATATGCGTCGACCGTGCGTGCCTTTTCTGAGAGGCCTCCCTGCGGGTGATACCCGCGCGACCAGCAATGCACATAGAATTCGACGTCTGGCCGATAGTGCTTGTTTGCAAATGGCTGCGGATTCTTCTTTTGCCAGACACATAGGGCATAGCGCTCAAAGTTACCGTCGACGAACGGGAGTAGCTTGGCCAGCTGGTCGTTATGACAAAAGACGACAGCCGAGCCGCAGAGCAGCGGGTTGATGATCGAGAATTCGAAGCCCTTGTGCAGCTCTTCGGATACGATCTGATCCATCCCGCCACTGCGAGCGTTTCGGTATGCACCGCCGCCCTGGGCACGAAATTGGTAAGGCGGATCCATGACATCCGCATCCATCCAGCCCAGGGTGGGCCGGATGATGTAGGCATCGCCCAGATACAGGCGGTGCGGGCCTATGCTCACCATGTCGGGCATTAGGCAGCCCGCTGTTCGTTGAGCGGCAGCGGGTTGCCATCGGTGTCGAACATGTCGGCCAGGAGGCTGGGCTGTGCTTTCGGAAACGCGACATCCTGCACTGGCGGCGCTGCCCGTAGGCCTGCGCGCCAGGCGCGGTTGCCATCGCGCTGGCGCTCAAGGCGACGGACGGCATCGGCCATTCCGCGCCAGTGATCGAGCAAGTCGGTTCGCTGCTGTCGATCGATTGCGGCCGCAAGCCTGTCTCGGGCGCGGGTGAGCGCCGCGAGCGCATCGTCGATCGTGCTCAGGTCAGATGCCCAGGTGTGGCCATCGCGGGGGCTGGTGCCCGGATAAGGGGAACCCGCGAGCCATGCCTCTGCTGCAGCCCAAGGCTTGAGGTTTTCCTCTGCCGTTTGCAGGTCCAACTTGCCTGCATCGATCGCGGCCTGTGTGCTTGCGATGCGGCGGTCGAGTTCTCGCGAGATGAAGGGGCGATCAGGCATCGATATTGCCTTCCCGCACGTCGAAGGTGACTGCGACCACCCACGGGTTTGCGTCCCATGCGCCTGCGCCGTTGATTTGGTCCCACAGGAAGCGATAAGCGGCGACAGGTGACAGCCATGTGCCCTGAAGCAGCGGCTCTGGAAGCATCCACCAATCCGGCTCAATGACGCCAGGCTTGTGTGTCAGCCCCTCGGCAATTGCGTCTTCCCGGTTAATGTCCTGCAGCCGCTCGACTCGAACATCGGTGACAGTCAAGGTCAGGCGGCTTGCCCAGCGCGGCATGAAGATTGACGGGCGCAACTTTTTACACTGATCCACCGTGGCGGTCTGGCCATCGCGAACAGCAGGGCGGACGAAGTCGTCGGCGATGTAGCGGACCGACCAAAGCTCAGGATCGATATCGCGGGATTTCTGGTCATCGGTTGCCCAATTAAAAGCATGGGTTTCCTTCACCCAGAGCCGATCACCGACTACAAAAGGCGAAGCAAGATGCACTGCGCTGTCCACAGAGTCGTACCAGACGGCGCGTGCACCCCCAACAAATGGGACGACGTATGGCGGCTCACGATCCTCCGGCCATGGGTTTGGCTTGATCACACGCCGCGTCTGCGTCTTCTTTCCAGCCAGTAGGGCCCGCACCATAGGCGCGCTGAATAGGATCGGGCGGTCGCTCATGCCACTGCCCTCCCTGCGCACATCTCGGGCAGGTTCGCCCGCGCCAGCGCTTCGGCCAAACCGGGGCACACGCTGTTGCCGATCTTGGCGATCTGATGGGTCTTGGGCAGCTTGCCGAACTTGCGCGCGCCGCCATCGGTCCGATACCAGCACTCGGGATCGAGGATGTAGCTTTCGGGAAAGCCCTGCGCCCGGGCCAGCTCGCGCGGCTCCAGCATCCGCATGCCGATATCGACCAGCACAAAGGTCACGGCATCGATATTGACGGTCACCACCGCAAAACGCGGCTTGACGGTGATCGTGTCCAGAGGCTGATTGACGGCCTGGTGCTGGCCGATTTCCGACCCGTAGTATTTGACCAGGAATGCCGCCACCTGCACTGCGCGGTCGAGCACGTCGGCAGGCAAATCACCCACTTCGATCAGCGTGGTCTGCACCACCTGCTGCTGGGTGCCGCGCCCGGTGATCGTACTGACCGGCTTATCGGCAGCATGGCCGGGGTTCGCGCGATCGCCGCGCTCGGTATTGTGCTGTGCCAGGAACGCCGCAACGGCGGCATGCTTGCCCCCGCCAGCCACGATCGTGCCCAGAGGCTGCTCGGCGTCGATCGCGCGCGGCGCTTGGCCCTCACGCTCGCCATATCCGGTCTGGACCATTGACGCTGCAATCTGCAGGGTCTTGCCGCCGCCGCCTGCAACGATCGTCGGCATGGGCTGGTCGATGTCTGCTGCGTTGCTTTTGCCGAACTGGCGAACTAGCGAAGCTGCGACCACGCCATGATGCAGCCCACCGGCGGTGACTGCACCCAACGGAGCGGCGATATCCTCGCCATGGCTATTTTTGCGCAGCTTGAGCATCGCAGCTGATTGCAGCGCAATCTCGCCGCGATGCGCACCGGTGATGGTCCGAAACGGTTCATCCACAGCATGCGCGCGATCACCGCCCTGATGCGTGACCGGTAGAAGGCTCGCGCCAATCAAAGCGCTATCCCGCGAGGCAGTGACGGTGGGGAAAGGTTCTTGGACTGAGTGATCTCCCCGCCCCCTCTTTTTGCCTTTGCTGTCGCGCTCGCCATGGGCAGTGCGGGCGAATACCGGCGCAACCGCCGCCATCTCCCCGCCCTTGGCGGTCGTGATCGTCCGCAGCGGCTCATCTGCCGACCAGCTGCGCCCGGGGTTCCAGCTGCTATTCGTGACCGGCACGATGAAAGGCCGCGCGCTGTTGACGACATAGCGCATCACGCCGGCGGCGATCCGCCTGCATGTCGCATCCTTCAGAGGCCGGATGCGGTCGAAGATGCTGGGGCAAGGCCGCGTCCAGTCGATGCACTCCGCCGCAGTGCGCCAGGGCAGCAGCTTGCCGGATACCACATCGGGCGTCCCCGGCTTGCCATGCGTCGGCGCGGGCCACACGATCGGCAACCCGTCGCGCCGCGCCACCAGGAACAGCCGCTTGCGACTGGTCGGCACGCAATAATCGCAGGCGCGCAGCTCGCGCCATTCGACCTTGTACCCCTGCCTGCGGATCCGCCGCACCCAAAGGTCGAACTCTTCCCCGCGCCGTTCCTTGATCGGCTTGCCGTCTGCGTCCAGCGGCCCCCACTGGCGGAACTCCTCCACGTTTTCCAGCATGATGACCGCCGGTGCGCCACTGCCGCCCGGCGTCGCCTTTTTCAGGCGCTCGATCCAGTGCGGCACCACATGCGCCAGGTCGCGGATATACTTGTCGCGGGGCTTCCCGCCCTTGGCCTTGCTATGATGCTTGCAATCGGGGCTGAACCACACCAGCGCGACGGGCCTGCCGCAGGTCGCGTCCAGCGGATCGACCGAATAGATCGACTGGCAGTAATGCCGTGTGCCGGGATGGTTCGCCGCATGCACCGCGATTGCCGCCTCATCATGGTTGATGGCGACGTCGACCGGCCTGCCGAATGCGGCCTCCAGCCCTGTCGATGCACCGCCGCCGCCGGCGAAATTGTCGATGATCAGTTTCATGCCGCCGCTCCCTTGGTCAGGATGGCGGGCATCTGGTTGTATTCGACGCCTTCGAGGGTGCGGCCTGATTTGTGTTTGTGCTGGCGCTTCATCGGCCAGCCATTGTGACCGCCATAATCGCCCGACATGGTGATGCGGGTGTCGATGCGTTCGCGGTGATCGAACCTGCCGCCGATCTGGTTGATCGGGGAGAATGCGCCCCACTGCTTGAAGAAATAGGGGATGCCCGCTTTCATACATTGGTCGCGCAGGTGCGTGTGCCAGACGGGATGCGACGGCCGAGCGCCTAGGCCGCTCTCGCCGCCGCTGATGACCCAATCGGGCATCAGGTCTGCCGGGATGTGGCCAAGATGGGACAGCAGCGGTTCGCAGCTCCAGAAGCGCAGAGCGGCGGGTGTGGCCTTCAAGAGAGCAGCGCGCTGCAGCAGGGCTCGCTTGTTCTCGATCGTCGTGCCAAGCCAGACGTTGGGCAGAGGCCATTGCGCAGTGGAAAGAGCAACGAATTCTTCGGCCTCTTCGGCGGCCTGATCCGAATTTTGCTTCCCGGTGATGTGGAGGCCTTCGACACTGCACCAGAACTGCACCTGAGAGCGCCTGTGTGAGTTCTGCAGATAATCGAGCATCCGCTTGGGTCGCTTGGTGAGCACCTGAAAAATGTGTTGCGGGCAGAGCGCCATAATGGCGAAGACACGATCAATCTGTTGATCCGTAATATCAGGGTGGAAGAGGTCCCCCATCGAATTGACGAACCAGACGGTGGGCTTTTGCCGCCGCAGCGGTTCGAGCAGTGCCTTTGCCGACATGTTGACCTTGCCGGTCCACACCGCCTTGCCTTTGACCAGTTCGACGGTGCCTTCGTATTTCGCGCGGATGCTGGCGCTGGGGTTGTTTGCCAGCCTCCAGGCATCAGCCATCGCATAGCAGTTGGTGCAACCGCTGCTCAGTAAGCTGCACCCGACTATCGGGTTCCATGTGCGTTCTGCCCATTCAATCTTGGTTGTCATCGGTCAGTCCTTTCACCGAGCATGCGCGCCTGCATTTCGAAAGCGCTTTGGGGGGAGATGTTGGTGGGCTGGCCTGGCCGGTCGCGGCGGCGCGCGGCGAAGACCTCGCCTGCCTTGCGCTTCCACGCCCGCCAGTCAGCCGTGCGGCGTTCGGCATGGGCGCGAATAAGGCTGTTGCGGACATCGCGCGGGAGGGCGGGATAGCAGTGATCGCAGATGCGCTGCCAACGCTGGCGCGTGCGGCCGCAGCCGGGCACGTCGCAAACGTGCTGGCGGCGGCTCATCGTGCTTGGTCCTGAATCAGATCATTCAGTCCGTAATTCCGCGCCATGTTTTCCAGCATGCGGACGTTTTTGCGAGCGCGATCCAGCTGGTCGGGCAACCGACGCTTGAGGCGGTATTCAGCCTCGACCTGCTTTTCGACACGGGTTGTTGCTGTAGCCATGGTCACTTTCCCTTTCCGGGTTTGGGCCTGCGCGCGGGGGCTTGGTGAGCGGCAGGCAGGTTGGTGCTGCGCACGCTGCCGAGGACCGACAGGCGCCGTTCGATCTCGGCCATCGAGAGCCGGGCATTGGGCAGACGGGCGCTCACAGCAGCACCGCCAGCCCAAGGGCGGTGGCGACGAAGGGCATGAGGATCAGCGCCCAACCCAGCCAATGCGGCGGGCTTTGATCGCCCAGGGCATCTGCAGGCAGTGGCTGGCGAGGCTGGCGCATCATGCTAATCCCGCCCAGCGCAGGCACAGCGCCAAGACGGCGACCAGGCCCGCCGCGCCCATGGCAGCCCTGTCACGCGCCATTTCCGATCGTGGATCGACGGGCGAGACCTGCTGCCCGATCGCATCGCGCAACCTGCCGTCAGGCAGGCGCGGCGGCTTGCAGGCGCGGCAACGACAAAAATGATCGTGGATCGGAGTATCGTACGGCATCATGCCATCTCCCTTTGGGTTGAGCGGTTGGGGGCTGTTTGCTGATCGGTCTGCTCGAAGACCCAGCAGTGCGCGTTGCGGCCAGCAGGGTTGTTCACCTGTCGCTGGCCGATGAACTTGCGGGATTTGGAGCTGCGCAGCAGGCGCTTGAGCTCCATCATGTTGACCGGTGTGAGACCGGCGTTGCGGCAGCGCGTCTCGAAATAGCTGAGGCTGATCGCCATCAGGCGGTCAGGGTCGCGATACTGGTTGATGCTGTTGCCCTCGGCGTGATCGTTAATCGCCTCACGCGAGATCAGGTAATCGACCTTTTCCCAGAAATCGGCGACCATCGGGTGATCACCGCCGGAGCTGTCCTGGCGATCGAGCGCCATCGCGTCGATGAAGGCCACGGTCTTGGCCAGCCATGTATCCTCTACCGGGAACAGGTGCTTGAGCGCATCAACCGCGGCGGCGAGCTGGCTGTGGGTCTTGACGCACCGGGAGTTGTGGAGGCCCCTGACCCGATTGCGCATCTGGTTGTCGTGATGGGTGAAGCGCCCAAAAAAGAAATCGAGGTAGTGAGCCTCTTGCCGCAGGACATGGATGATCGACCCCGACATCGATTCGATGGGCCAGCTTTCCAGCTTGATCGCAGCATTGCGGGTGGCTTCCGACCATTCCGCCTTGTCGATCTTCATGGACATCAGGCGTTCGAGAACGGCGGGCTGCGCGTCGATCCGCTCATTCTGCATCAGGTAGATCGTGCCCCAGAAGGGCGGCTCGTACGTTTCGGTACCGGATGATTTCATGCCCAGCACGCGCGGGCTGCGCCCGTTGTAGAGGGTCAGCAGCTCCTGCCAGTCAAAGCGGCGGTTGTGTCCCTTGCCCTCTTCGCGGTTGCCTTCGATCAGGCCCACCGGCAGGTTCGATACCTTCAGGAAATTGCGGGTGACACCGGCATTGGTGCCCTTGTTGGGATCAAAGCCCTCGTACCCCGAGCGGCCGAGCATCTTCCACATCAGCTCAACGAGCGTGGTTTTGCCGGAACCGGGCTGGCCGGTGATTTCGAGAAACCCCAGCGACTTGTGCTTTTCGCGGATCTGCACGGCGAACAGCGACATCGTGAAGAACGCGAGCGCGATGAGGCCGCGCGGACCCCATGCCTGCCAGACCAAGGGCACCCAATCGAAGTCCAGCTTGTCTGGCTGCCAATTGATATCGAGGATGCGTTCGCTGCTGCGCAGCTTCACGGCGGACTTGCCGAGGTCGAAATAGTTCTCGCGGTTGACCTCGATCACTCGGCCATCGCGCACTGCCAGATCGCCAAGCACCCATGCGCGGTGCGCAGGCGAGTATCCGGTGAATGCGATTGGCTCGACGGTTTTGAGCTGCCGCGTTTGCCGCCGCATCAGCCGATCGAGCTGATCGCCGCTTCCCGACCACATTCCGGCAAAGGCCAGCAATCGCTTTTTGAATTCGGAGGATGCGGCGCAGGCAGCGTTGCTGAACCTGGCCTTTTCGGTCTTTGCGCCATCGGGGAAATCGATCTGGATGAAATAGTTGGTCTCATCGGCGATGTCGTCGCGCTCGCGGTAGAGGATGCGGAAGGCGCAGTTCGCGATCTCGGTGACGTGCAGCTCTGCCTTCTGGTCCTCATCGTATGTCGTCTTGGCCCAGAACAGCCGGTTGCCATGGCGGAAGTCGAAGTTGGAAAGCGCCTTGCGGTCGCGGATCAGTTTCGCCTTGTCGCGGGGCGTGGCGGCGATAGTGACCGCGCCATTCCAAAGGTATTCGTCGACCTTTTCGGGGCTGTACGGCGCGCGTTCCGGTGCATCGCGCCACTTGGCATGGCGCAACCAGAGGTCGTTCCAGTCGAGCTTGGTGCCTTCGCCATCAGGGCGGACCTGTGCGGCCGTCGCGTCCCAGCCTTCCTCGCGCGCCCGCTTGACGAACTTGCGGGTGGCCGAGACGCCGGCGGACCCGACATCGAATGCGAACACCAGGCGCGGCGGGCTGTTGGGGCGCTTGCTTTCCGCGATGGCCTTGCGCAGCAGGGTCAGGGAATGTTCGGGATAGTTGTTGATGCTCATCAGGCTGACGGCATCGAGGCCCGCCTGGCGCAGCGCCTGCGCATCAAAGATGCCCTCGGCAAACCATATGTCCCCGGCCAGGGCGAGCTTGTCGTAGCTGACCTCGGGGGGCGACCACCACCACCCGCTCCAGTTGCTGCCCGGCTTGAAGTTCGCCTTGCGCTTGAACCTGCCGGGGCGATCTATCAGCCGCTCCCACCAGCTGTTGTTTTGCAGCGGAAAGCGGATGGTGGCGCTGCCCTGCCCGGTTTCGCGGTCGTGGAAGTATTCCTGGCTGTAGAGGCCAGCGAGCGCCTGAACGTCCAGGCCGCGCTCGACCGAGAGATAGGCATCGGCGGTGGCAGTAGGATTGACCTCAGTCGGCGGCGCGCGGCGCGTCCAGTCCTCGAATAGATCGGGCAGCAGGTTGCGGACGCTGTCTTCCCATCCGCACTTTTCGACCCGACCGCACTTGACGATCTTCGGGTCTTCGGCGGCGCAGAACGCCTCTGGTTTGTCGCACTGGGGGCACTTGCCGCCCTGAAGCCAAGCACCCTTCTCCGATTTGAAGCTGAATTGCCGTTTGAGCTCGGCGATAATCTGGTCGGAAAGGTTCATCACAGGCCTTTTTGGCGCAGGGCATCGGCCCCGGAATTGCGGGTTGGTGAACAGGCTGGGGGATGTCGGTCGGTGAAGTTCGGGTTGGGGCTAGGCCGCGTCAGCCGAACATCGGGATTTGGCGCGGATCATCGCCGGGATCGCTCCCGGCCTTTCGCGCGCTCTCCGGGTAGCGACGGCGCGGCGTGCTCTTGGGGGCCATCGGCAGGCTAATATCCGGATTGGGTATCGAGCTCGGCGAGAGGGTATAGATCGCAGCTATCTGCGCCTTCCAAGTGTGGCCGCAGTCCGGATTGAGGCAGATCAGGTGCAGGTCCTTAACCAAGGGCGTGACAATATCCGACGTGCGGATGATCGCGTGCGAGTTGCAGTGAGGGCATTGGATAAGCCCCTTGCGCGCCCGCGTGCTCAAGCCCTGCCCCGCCTGGTCCCTCACCGGCTGTGCTCCTTGCGGATCAGGCGTGCCTCGGCGCGCATCGCCAGCGCCGTGGCAATGATGTCATCGCATTCGCTTTCGATCCGTTCGGCCTCGGACCCCGTGATCGTGCCATCGGCATGCGCTTCCACGATCGCCTGGGCGAGGTCGCTGTTTTCCTTGCTCTGCCGAGCGAACAGCTGGAGCAGGTCCTTGCCGGTGGCCGTGATCGTAGGGGTGCGCACCAGCTCGTAACCCAGCTGCCGCGCGCGGGCGGCGGTGACATGCGGGTGGCCGGGGTGGCCAACGGTCTCATCCTCCAGCACCGCGATCTCATCGATCCGCAGAAAGCTGTCGGTGCTCCGGTTGATGCAATCGCTGATGCGCTGCTGCCGGGTACCGAGGCGCGATGCTGCTGCATCCTGCCCGCCGAATGAGCGGACAAGCGCACGGCATGCGCCTTTGAGTTCCTGCTGGTCTGCAGGCAGGACAATGTCGCGGCGGTCGCTCATCAGCTGCTCTCCGCCTGGCTGGCAGCGTTGACGGCTTTAGCCTTAGCGCCCCGCACGCGCAGAAACGTCTCCAAAGCACCGGCAACATCATCAACAAAATCTTCATCGAGACCCTGCAGGTCGACGTTACGCAAAGCCTGATCCATAAATGACAGCGCTTCGACGCGCTCGACTTTGAACACTGCGCTCATGCGGCCTCTCCGGTGCGATAAAGGATTTTACCGGCTGACGTCGCCAGCTGGCGGAGCGCATAACCGATCGTGCCAGAGCGGCGGACCAGGGGGACCGCTGCGAGGCATTGCCGGGGGGCGATCGATGGATGGGCAGAAACAATGGCCGTGCGGGAAGGCGTTGTCTGACGGGCGGCAACCCGTTCTTCCCGCACGGCCACGTTTTCGCAGACGTTCACCGATGGAGTACGGCGTGCGCCGTGCATCTGCACGACGCGGGCGGTCTGCGAGCGCCCTATCTGAATGGGGGACGAAGTATTCACCGGCGCGCACCTGCGACCATGCGATCAGGCGTGCCAACATCGATGCCGTAGAAGCGGTCCTCAAGCGGGTTTGCCAGCGAGTCCTCGATCAGGTCAGCGCCCGGATCGATTGCGGGTGGCGGATAGATATCTGGCCGTTGCACCCAACGGGGCACGCCATAAGCCTGCTCAGCAACCAGCACGAACTGGTGCGACATGCGCTTCGCTGAGTTCAACATTTTCCAAACGGCAGTTTGCGAGCAGCCAAGCTCAAGGCCGAGCTTTTCCTGCGATCCTGCTTTGCGGAGACAAAGGCGAAGTGCCTCGAACGGGGTGAGTTGCTGTTCCATGCCTACCAGATACAACCTAGGTTATAGGCTCGTCAAGTACCAAAATACACAGGCAGGCTATTACCTTGGTGGTTATCGCTGAGCCATGAGCGACGAAGGCCGAATCGATCCCGCACGGGTAAGGCAGCGGATGGATGAGCGGGGGCTAAGCCAAAACGGCCTGGCCCAGCGGATTGGCATATCGCAGGCATCGATCGCGAAAATCACCCGCGGGCATTCATTTGGCTCAAAGTATCTGCACCGCATCGCTCGAGAACTGGGAACCACACCAGGATGGCTAACAGGCGAGACCGACGATCCCAGCGAGGGCGCGCTGCCGGTGCCTACGGCGGACGATATCGCCGACCAGGTGGGCGGGGTGCGAATCAAGGAAATTGATCTGGATTATGGCATGGGTGCCAGCTGGATCGACGGCGTCCCGGTCACCGAAATCGAGCGGGTTTTTCCATCGGACTGGGTAATCCAGTTCACCCGCGCCTCACCGGAATATCTGTTCTTTGCGCACGGCGCCGGCGACTCGATGATGCCGACGATAATGGACCGCGACATCGTACTGATCGACACCACTCAGCAGACCGTGAACATGGCCGACCGCATCTGGGCCGTGGCTTGGGGCGGCGCGGGGATGATCAAGCGCATCAGGCCCCAGCCCGATGGCGGCGTAAAGCTGATGAGCGACAACCCGTCGGTGCGTGACGAGGTTGCTTATGATGGCGAACTGTCTGTTATTGGTCGCGTTGTCGGGGTGATGCGCAAAGTATAGGGGCGCTTGATGATGCGGGGAAAAGTAAAACGGATTGGGCTCTATCTGATCGGGGGTGTGATCGGTCTTTTAGCGTCGGTGCTGGCGATAGGTGTAATTGTTGGACCCCCGCCAGCAGACGAAAAGCCGGTTGCCGCTGTCTCAGCGCCACAAATGGCAGCGACGAATCCTGCCCTGCCCAGCGCCAACGAAATTGCGCAGGAAGAGTTACTGACGGTGCTGCGGCAGGCTTCACTCGCATCCAACAGCTGCAAATTCGCAATTGAGGCAACGGTCGATCTGTTGGGCACAGCTGGCGAGAACCCGGACAATCTGATGAAGGCTTATAGCCGCGCAGATCTCGGTGAGCCGGATTGCGACGACGCGGTGCGCGACCTTGGCCAGATCGACCGGCTCAAGCTTGCCACTCAGGTGATGACGAACAATCTGGACTTTGCGCTAAATGAGTGTGCCAGAGCAGCAAAGCTGCGCGCCGAGGCGCTGAAAACCGTGAAGGTGGCCCTCGATGGAGATTACAGCTTTGCCACTGCACAGAAATTCAAGGATGCTGTCCAAGATGCGAGAACGACCCATAATTTGTGCATTGGGTCGCTTAAGGCGCTTGGCGCCGACAGCGGCCTGGCTGCGGATAGCCTCAGCTTTCTAGACGCATGATCCTGCTGGATATCGCATTGGTGATCGCAACCGGCCAGACCTTCGGCTGCACTCCCACCCATGTGTGGGACGGCGACGGCCCGATCTGGTGTGCGGAAGGCCCGCGCATAAGGCTTTCGGGCATCGCGGCGCGCGAGATGGACGGCAGCTGCAGTCCCGGCCACCCCTGCCCCGATGCCAGCGCGACAGCAGCCCGTGACGGCCTTGCGCAGCTGCTGGGCAAAGTCACCGGCATGGCCGCCACCGGGCATCTGCTGGTCAAAGGGCCGCGCCTCACCTGTGTATCGGCAGGCGGCGCAGGCGGGAGACGCACTGCGGCCTGGTGTGTGTCGCCGGTGCACGGGGATATCAGCTGCGCGATGACGAAGGCCAAGCTGGTCGAGCGATGGGCCAAGTACTGGCGGACTCACCGGTGCGGGTGAGGGACGAATGAGGCGCTGGGATCAAAGCGACCGCACTGCGCTGTTCGTCGTAATAACTATGGCGGCTATGCCCGTTGGCATCGTCGGCTCTCTAATTGACAAGACGTTAGGCATAGCTCTGTTCTTGATTTGCCTAGCCCCATGGGCGCTGATGCTCCTAGCCACGATATGCATGATCATTGCCAACATTGAACCACTGCCGTTTATCGCAGGACTCTGGTTTCTATTTCTGCTCATGACAATATCATATGGTTGGCAAGCTGGCATGGCCGGGGTCGCATTAGCATTGGCCGCTCAACAATTCGGTAAGTTTGCAGAAAAATGGAAGCTCTAGCGGCTACCCAGCGCTCTCAAGCTTGATCGCGGTCACCAGACCGCCACTGCCATAGCGGGTGGTCACTTCGGCGACCAACCATGCGATGCCGTCGATCTCGCTGTCCCACCCGCGCAATGCGACAGGCTGATTGGGTGTGATCGCCGGATCTCCGAACGCCAGATCATACGAGAAACTGAACTTGCCCCGCTTGGCCTTGGCGGCGGCGGTCTGCGCTGCCTTCTCCGCATCTTCCCTGGTGGCATAGACCTTTTTCAGCTTGCGCGGTTTGCTGCCCCCAGTGCTCACTTTCCGGCGCTTGGCGGCATCCTGATCGTGATATTCCGCCTCCGCGCCATCGGCGCCGGTGCGTTCCTCCTGCCGGAACGTCCAGCTCCAGCCATCGACCTTGCTCAGCCGCAGTGTGGGCAGCGTCTTGCCGCCGGGCGTGGTGCTGGAGCCCAAAGGCATGAAGATGAGGTTGCCCGCCTTGACCGTGGCGACAGCGTCGTAGCGCCGCCCCAGATCGCGGACAAAGGCCATGTCGCTCTTGCCTGCCTGTTCGACTGCCTTGATCGGGATCAATGCCAGCTCGCCTGCTATGCGGGACGAAAAGCCGTTCTCGCCCGCGATCGTCTGGATGATCGCACCCAGCGTGGTGTCCAGCCAGCTTTTGGTCCGGCGCGTACGATAGTCGCCGGTGAGGTCGGCCGAGCGCGCGCGGATCGTGATGATGTCGGGCGGGCCGCTGCGCTCGACCTCATCGATACGATAGCTGCCCTTGTCGACAAGGCCGGGCAGCACATCCTCACCGCTCTCCCACCCCAGCGCCAGATTGAGGATTGCGCCGACCTTGGGCGGGGCCACCAGACCATCGTGATTGTGGATCGTAAGGTCGAGGGTATCGGCTTCCCCGCCGCGCTTTTCGGTGAGGCTCAGGTCGATGATGCGCGGGTTGACCCGGCTGCTGAGGTCGACGCCGTTGTCGAGCACCAGGCGGCATTGGGCCTTGTTGGCAGCCACGACTAGTCCTGCCGCTCTAGATCGATCGCGAACTCCGTACGCCGAGCGATGCCGCCGGCAATGATCGAGGTGCCTTTGCGGTCGATCGCCACGATACGATAGCTGCCCCAGATCTGCCCGGCGCCATCGAGCAGCGGCCAGTTGTCGCCGGTGCTGGCCATATCGACCAGGTCATCGATCGCGCCAAAGCTGCCTGCGACCTCTGGCACCAGTACGCCGATGAGGCTGACGTTATCTTCGCCGAGGCCGACATACTGGGCAGCGGGGCGCTCACCATGGCGCTCGCTTGTCGCGTGCCGCCAGCTCATCCGCCGCTGGAATTCCTGATATGGCAGGCTCTGCATGCCAAACACGAACATCCCGAGCGCCATCAGCTCGGTGCCCTCGGGCAGGCCAGCGGTGCGCAGAGCGGATGTGTCGAGCGTGGGCGTGGCGAACACCGCACCGAACAGATCGTTGAGGCGGCGAGCATCCGAGCGGATCTGATCCACGCGGCCGCGCGCCTTGTCGAAGGGCAGGTTGAAGGCTGGAGGGAAGCGGACCATCGATCAATCATCCTCATAGCTGGAGCGCCTGGCGACCCCTGCCATCCGCTCGATCTTTTTCACGATCTTGTCGGCAAGCTCGTTCACATCTTGGCCCGGCAGAGCGTTGATCGTGAAGTTAATGGTAAGCGGTGCACCGCCGCCGAAGGCATTCGCTGCGCCTGCGCCAGCAGCTGCTCGGATCGGCTGTCCAGCAGCAGCTGCCAGACGCGGTGCCCCGGCGGATGCAACACCGGACGCGAGGCGCTGAGCAGACTGCATCGCCCGGCCTCTGCCACCATCGATGCCCAGCGCCATGCCTGAGCTGACATGGCCCCCCAACGCCATGAACAGACGGCTCGGCGACTTGATGCCGAGGAAGTTCTTCACGCCATCGATACCGATATTGACGATGCGTTTGAGGGCATTCCACACTGCGCCGGGAGCGGCCAGAATACCGGCCACCAAGCCCTGCACGATGTTCTTTCCCAAGCCGATCATCCTGCCGGGCAGCGTCTGCAAAAAGGCCACGCCATCCGCAAACTTGGCCTTGATCAGCGACCAGGTCTCACCCAGCCACCCGACCGCCGACCAGAATGCAGCCTTGATCGTATCCCAATGGGTGTAGATCAGATACGCCGCGATGGCCAAAGCACCGACGATGAGGCCGATCGGGTTGGCCATGAGGGCTCGACCTAGCCACAGCGCAGCCTTGCCCGCCACCCATAGACCCGAGCGGAGTAGCCATAATGCCTTGGCCGCAGCGCCGACCGCACGCATTCGCTGGATGAACCCCCAGAACTTTGCGATCGGGCCGATTATGGCACCAAGCGCAATCTTCGTGACGCCCAGCCCGACCTTGAACACCGCCAGGCCCGCCGCCAGCTTCATGATCGAGGCTGCGGTTTCCGGGTTAGCTTGTGCCCAGGCGACAACCGATTGTGATACTCCGGTGATCCACTTCACGCCGTCTGTCAGCAGCGGCAACAGGTGCGTACCCAACGTCACCACAAGGCCCTGCATGCTGCCCTGGAAGGTCACCCAGTTCGCGTTGGCGGTGGCGGACATTCGGGTGAATTCCTTCTCCGTCATGCCCCTGGCATTCAGCGCAGCCTTGCGGATCGCGATGTATTCTTCCTCGCTCTGGATCAGCGCGCGCACACCGGCGAGGGCCTGGGCGTCGGAAAAGATCAAGCCGAGCTTGGCATCGTCGCCGCCGGTTGCCTTGTTGGTGAGTTTGGCGATGGTTTCGAGCGGGCTGCGCCCCTCCTTTGCAGCTTTCTTCAGGGCGGCGGGTATGTCGATGCCCAGCTTTTTGAACCGATCGATGCCTTCTTTCGAACCGACAAAGCGCATCATGTTGTTGAGGTTGTTGGCTGCCTGCGCGCCATCGCCGGTCTTGGCCTCAATCACCTGCAGCGCAGACGACAGGTCGGCCACTGCATCCAAGCCAGTCGAGCCCAGGGTGGCCATCTGGCTGGCCAGCTCCGGGAACTCCGCGGCCATGTTCTTGACCTCAAATCCGCCCTTCTGTCCAGCGACCGCCATGATCTGCAGCGCGGCAGCGGTCTGGTTTAGAGGAACCTTGAGGGACAGCATGTTGGCATGCGCTGCCTTCGCGGCATCGCTGACGTTCGCATCCCAGGCGGTGCCGAACTTGCCGAGTACCGGCAGCATGCCCTCCACTTCCTTCTGCCCCAGCCCCTTGCTGGCAAGGAAATCGGCAGCGGTGATGATGTTTTCCGGTAGCTGCTTGGTCGCGATGGCGGTGCGCAACATGCTGGCACCCAGCTTGTCGGTCTCAGCTTTCGAGAGGTCGAGCTTCTGGGCCATCAGGGCCAGCGACTTTTCATTGTCCATGGCCGCTTTGCCCGCCAAAATCAGCGGCGCTGCCAAGCCAAGGCCCTGCGCGATATCGGCCTGGCCCGATGCGATCAGCTTCTGCGAAGCTTCGACCCGCTCTGCGGTGGCCCGGTCGATCGCAGACAGTTCGGTGAGCTGCTTTTTCTGCTGCTCGATGTCGCTGTTGGTACGCTCCAGCTGGCGCTCAAGTTCACGCTCACGCGCCTGCAGTTCGGTGACATCGCCGGTGGAGCCTGCGATCTGCCGGCGCAGGTCGGCGAGCTCACGCTTCTGGCTGCGCGCGTTGGCGTTCATCGCCTTGAGCGCCTCGCCAGCCTTTTTGCTTTCGCGGCTGATGTTGCGGATGGTGCCGCTCAGACGGTCGGCGCCCAGGAAGCTCACCAGGAGGGACAGTTTGCTGCTCATTTACTGTGCCCCTTCCCTTCGCTCATGCGTCCTTGCCACCGTGCATGCGATTCCATCGGTCGACTGCACGGCTGCGCCATCCGATCAGATCGACCAGGTCGAGCGCCTCGATGTCCGATAACGGCCAATGGAAGATCGCAGCCACATCGGCGATCAGGTCGCTGGTATCGAGGCCTGTGCCTGCATCCGCTCGATCATCTCCCTCTCCCCCGGCGTCAGAAAAAAACCGCGAATGGTGCCACCGATCTGGGCAAGGTCTGACGGGTCGAGGTTGTTTGCCTCGAGGTCGGTGAGGATGGGGTTGGAGATGCGCGGCACCAACGTGATGATGGTGCCGACATCGCTGGTCAGCAGGTCCGACAGGCTGAGCCCGCGCAGCTCACCCGACATCGGCTTGCGCAAGGTGAGGGTGTCGATGGTGGTTTCACCGCGCACGATGGGTTCGACCAATGGGATGGGATCGGAAAATCGGGGAGTCTTTGCGTTGGGGGTGTCCGTCATGGGGGATGCTTTCAAATTGCGGGGGAGATGAGGGTGGGCCGGGAGCGCCTAACACACCCCCGGCCCCTGCCCCTCGCGCACCGTCCCCCAATGGCAGCGCGCGCGGGGCAATGGCGAAAGGTTACAGGCCCATGGCGGCGCGGATTTCCGCGTAGCGATCGATGCCGTCGACGATGAAGATCGAGTTGATCATGTCGATTTCCATCTCAACGCGGCCATCGACCACCAGCTTGTAGTAGGAGAGCGGCATCTTGGCCTTGTGCTCGGTATCCTCACCGGCCTTGGCGTTGCCCATGTCGATTTCCTGATATCGGCCCCGCATCACGGTCTCGACCGACTGCGGCGCGCTGCCATCGTCGCGCTGATAGGCCCCGACCAGGCGCAGCAGAACACCATCCACGCGGGGGATACCAAACTGGCGGATCATCTGGGTCACAAGGCCGCCGACTGCGAACTCAGCCTCCATCGCCTCAAGGCCCATGTCGATCATCACCGGGCCGAGCATGCCGCCGCCGCGCCACTCTTCCATCTGCACCGCGATCTTGGGCTGGGTGAATTCGCCGACGACGCCCAGATAGCTGCTGCCATCGTTGTAGAGGTTGAAGTTTTTCAGTTTGCGGGGAAGGCCCATGGCGGTTTCCTTTGATCGTCGAGAGAGTAATTGAGGGCGATCAGTTCAGCTGATCTGCGAACCCTGCGTAATAGCGGTCTGTAATCCGCTGATTGAGGATGATATTTTCCGCAGGCGCAGCAGGCGTGAAATCGTAATCGATCGTCAGCTTGCCGCTCGCCAGATCGGTCTGGCTGTTGAGCGCGGAATCGAACCATGCGCGGCCGTCGATGATCCGGCCCTGCGCTTTCAGGCCGCGAATTTCAGCGTTGATGGTTTCGAGGATGTCCTTGACGAGACCGCGCGTCATGGGCTTGTCCACCGCCCAGGCGAGGCCCTCGGCGATGGTATCCTGCAGTACCTGGCTGGTGCGCACCGCGCTCTCAAACGCGAACTCGGGCAGGTCGCTGCAGGTGCGGTTGCCCCAGAAGCGATAGCCGTTCATCCGCACCATGGTGGTGATCTGGCCATCGTTGAGGATGCCGGCGGGCGTGGTCGAATCCTGCAGATCGAAATAGACCGACTTGTCGATGCCGGTGACACCATCGATCGCGACGTTGGACAGCGTCTTGTGCCAACCCTGCTCTTCATCGATGCGTGCGCGCAGGCCCATTGCGCGGGCGACCGCATCACCCGCGAAGGGCTTGGTGAAGTTGGGCCAGAGCAGCATAAGCTCGCGCGCTGCGAACTCGTCACGATAGGTGAGCGCGTCGTCGATATCGTCGCCAATCGCGCGCGCATAGACGAAGCCACGCAGCCGCTTGGCGATGATTGCCAGTTCGGTGGTGACCTCCTGCGTATCGAGGCCGGGGCACCCCAGAATGCGGGGGCGAATACCAAGCTGGGCCTGGGCATCGAGCAAGCACTGCATGCCGGTGGCGTTTCCGCCGGCGGTGCCGCCGATGACGTTGGCGGTGGTTGCCGCATCATCAAGGCCCGGCGCGACCCGCACCACGACCAGGATGGGGCTGGTCTGGTCAGCGATAGCCTCAAGCGACGGCAGCAGCGTGCCGCCAGTGCCGGCCTTGCCGATGGCAGAGCGGATGTCCGCCACCAGCACCGGCGTGTCGAGCGGGAAGGCAGCGTCCAGAGCCTCGGTGGGTGCGCCTACAGCAGCCGTTGCGGTCGCGACCAGGCCGATAACGGCGCTGGCGATAGGTACGATGGGGCGCGCGCCGGTGGTAAGCTCATTGACCTTGATGCCGTGCATGATGGTATCTGCCTCTAACTGGAGTTTGGGCTGCGGGTGTTCGCAGCGCAGACAAGAGGCAAAGCCGGGTCAAAGGCCAGTGGTGCGGATTGTTACCGGGCCGGTTACAACATCGATGACGGCGCGATCATCCCGCCGATGGGCTGGCTCCGCCGCGCCGGATCGGGATCGACAGCTGCACGCGGGTGTTGGCCTGGCCGATATCGGTACGCTCGCCCTCGATGGCCACCACCATCTCGCCCGGGCGCTCCCCCAGGCCGATGAGTACGCGCTTAAGGCGCAGCCGAGGCTCCCAGCGCTGAAGGGCAATGGCGGTCGCGGCATGCAGCAGCAGCCGGGTGGCAGGATTGATCGGCTGATCGATGAGGTCGAACAGCATCGAGCCGTAATCGCGGCGCATGACGCGGGTGCCCAGGGGCGTGGAGAGGATATCGCCGATCGACTGCGCCAGGTGCGCGTTGCCTTCAAGCTGCTGGCCGGTGGCCTTGTCCATACCGATCATCTGCAGTCCCCTTTAGGCAGGCAGGCCGGTCTGGCCGCCGCCGGGTTGAACGCCGGTGTGGCGGTGGGTCTTCAGGCTTACACCGTCTGCGATCACGTCTTCGCTGGCGGTGAGCTTGCCGTTGAGCGTGATGTCGCCGTTGATGGTGATGCCACCAGGGGCGGTGATTGTGGCGGTGGCGCTGTCTGGCAACAACACTTCGAGGTGGTGGGCCTCGGAATCGTATCGCAGCTGCGCGCCATCCGCAAAGTCGATGCGCTCTTCGATCGTCGAGCCCAGCGCGGGGAAATCATCGCGGATGATGCCACCGAGCGCCACGCCGGCGGCGATCTCCCCGTCTGGACACAGCAGCACAACCTGCTCGCCGACCGTTGGCGGAGACCAGACTCGCGTGTCGCCGCACCTAGGCATGATCCAGCGGATGGGCGGCGTCGTGATCTCGCCCCCTTCGGGATCGCCACAGCGGACGGTGCAGCGCGCGGCCTGCAGGTCGACGCTGGCAATGACACCCATGCGGATCATGGTGGCCGGATCGAGGGGGATATCTTCGGTCACTGCGCGGCAGCCTGCCGGTCCAGCTCGGCCAGCATGTCGGCCAGGTGCTCATCACTGTGATTCACGGTACCGACAAACGCCTTCAGCGCAGCCTCCTCGTTCGACATTTCTGGGAAATCCGACAGGTATCGCGCCACGATCCTGTCTCGGACGATGTCCCTTATGTTCTGGGTCACGGGGTGAGGCATGGGGTTATCCTACGTACTCTAAGGTCGGGGCTGCGACGTTGGGGATGTCGCGGCGACGGAACGCAAGTGGACGTGCTGGGTGGGAGCCGACCGCGGGGGCACTCATGATGATCTTTTGAGCAACGTGATCGACCGACTCCACTGTGCTGTTCCACTTTATGGGTGGCTCATTGAGCGAGCGAGGCGGGTTGACCGAATAGTCGATGCTGCGCTCCGTCTGGAGATCCACCGCAGGTGCATCGCCAGGCTGAATTTCACGGATGCCGATCGAGGGTGCCAACTCAGCCGTACCCTGGCCATCGCCCACCTGGGTAATGTCGGGCGAGCCCGCAGTGACGTCCCCGAAAAGCAGCGTCTGCCCCACATACCAGCGGCCCGATGCCGTCAGGTAATTCCCCGTGTCGAGCGATGGAGCACCATTGGGCCAGCTGATCACGCCATCAGTATCGAGGAAACCGTTGTGCATGACATATTTCAGTTCGTTGCCGACGCGGGATGCGCAGGCAAAAAGTGCGCCGCTCGGCTTGTGAAAGGCAATGTCTCCGGGGTTCAGGTGGAAAAGGTCCTGAAGCGCTTCTGCCTGGCTATGCGTGGTGGTGAGCACAACGCCATCCAACACCTTCGATGCGAAGGAAGACTGGTCGATCTGGCACGGCCGATTGGGAATTTCGATCGCTTTGGTCCGATAGAAATTGTTCAGCTTGTCGGCGAGATAGGGAACGCCAACGTCGCGCCGCGCGTCCTTTTTCTCACCCCTGACCATCCGGGTCATCTTGAGTTCGCCAGCGCGGCCAAGGCCTGTGGAGACCAGATACTCGGCGTATTTCAGATCGACATGGTGCGCTGTTTCCTCGAACGGATCGCTCACGAAATAGACCCCGCCGGCAGTGGCATTGTGCCATTGCGCCATATACTGCGGCAGTGGCGTTCCACCCATCGACGCCGGGCGGGCCTTGCTACGGGTAGTCAAGTTGCCAGAGCTTTCACTGCAATTGAACACGGCGCAGTAGGGGATGACAAGATCACCCTCGATGTGGAGTGGCGAGCCATAAGCGAACGAGTTGCGCTCTGCCGCCCCGTAAAACACCATGGGGAACCCGCGCTTCTCAAAGCCGCTGTCAGGCCCCACACCGTTGGCCAGCATCCTCAGGCCGTTGATGACGACACGGTTGTAACCCACGGCATTACCCAGGCGCCAGATGCCTTCTCCATACAGCCCTGTGATTCTGAATTCACCTTGCGATGTGTTGACATCGAAGGCCTGAAGGCCCTGTCCCAGGCATACGTTCTGACACTCGAAGTCGAAGCCGCCGGCTTGAGCGCCGTGCGTGTTGTTCGTGAATGCGGTATGGAACTGCGAAATCTTGAAGTTCTTACGCACCACGCCGCGGGACTGGCCATTGCCAACCGACAAGGCCCACACGACGCATTGAGCATTGAGATTTTCGAACGTGACGAAATCGGCCTGCAGCCCCAGAAGGTTGGGCGCTACAATGTAGGCGGCGCTGAAGCCGCTGACATGGATGTTCGTGATCTGGACATCGCTTGAGAGCGCCTTGTTCCATAGAATTGGCCTGCCCTCTGCATCCACGCACTCACCGTCATATTCCGGATCTGGGTACGAGACGACGGGTCGGGCATTGGCGTAACAATCGACGGTGATAAACGCGCCGCTGTTGTAGCGGCCGAACTGGTGGTTGCCCCCGCCTGGGTTCCAGGCCTCGAGCGGCCAGTCGTTGACCAGCGTGGCAGCTCCGGGATCGCTTGACCCAAGCCGATTGGCAAGCACGTGCGCGGTCAGAGGTCCAAAGCCGGCGATGTCGCGAACTGCACAGCCGCGGCCACCCTGCACATTGATGCAAGAGCGGTCGTTGAAGTTGCTGACCAATGCGGCCACCGGAAGACCCAGCAGAGAATCATGGCCGGTTCCCCATGGCAACGGGACCATGCCGAAAAAGTTCATGCTGACGTAGTCGGTGCCAACAGAGCCCACGTGCAGCGTAGCCGCGACCAGATGCTTGCCGGGCGACAGCCACAAGGTGGGGAAACCGTACACCCGGACGTAACGCAGAGCCTTGATCAGATTGAGCGTGACATCCGTGCCAGTGGCAACCGCAGCCAAATAGGGTTTGTTGGCGTCTCCGACAGTGCCGAACATATCGGAGGTGATGACGGCCTCATCCAGCACCCAGAACGCACCATCAGCGCTCTGCTGCCACCAATATCCGCGCCCCCATGGAGGAAGGACATCCACAGGACCGACTTCCGTGTTTTTTGGCGTAGGCCGCTTTCCGGCAACCCACCTGCGGTAAAATGCTTCTCCGCGCCCTTCGTTCACAAAGCCGCTGGTCTTGATCCTCTGCACGTTTGGCTGGATGAACCGGTCGGAAAGGTCATCCCAAAGCCCGGCATTCAGTACGATCGCTTCAAGCAGGGTGCCCGCGCCGAGACCGAGTTTCGAGGCTCCGTCCGGCCCCGAAAAATCGTCAATGGAAGTTTCGAGGTCCTGCAGTGCGCCCCGCAAATTCTGGTCTGCACTGATGATGGAACCAGTAAATTCACCAAGCGGCGTCGATGGGGTTACCAGCTCCGCAATCAGGAACGCGGTGCTGAGATCGTTTCGATAGAGGCTTGCGCGCCTAGCGGGCGCGACACCGGACAGAGCATAGAAATAATCGCCGTCAACAGTGGCCCCAGGAGCCAAAGCGTCTTCGATGCTGTTGTAAGTGGCCTTCGCAGCCGATGCAGCGATCACGGCTTCGGCCGCGACGGTAGCTGTATTGACGAATGGCGCGGCCGTCGCCTCCACCAAGTCTCCAATCGCGCCGCGTTTGGTCTGGCCATCCTTGACCAGAACCACAAGCTCACTGCCGTCGATCGATGCAACCTGATCTAGAAAGCTGATTTTTGGCATGGATCAGTCCTCATCGCCTGCGGTGTCAAAATCGGGCCACAGCGGGTGCGTGGCGACCGGGAAGCTGTTGATGTCCGCCACGCTGCTCAGGTCGGCCAGCTGCGCCTCGATGAGGGTGCTGGCCGCTCGGATCGCATCGATCGTGTGGAAGCCGGGATCGGTGTTCTCGCGGAGCGCGTTCAGCTGCCGCCACACCGGCATGCGCTGGTCGATGCGGCGTGCGGCCTCGCGCTTGATGGCCTTGACCTGCTGCGCGAGCGCATCGGGGCGATTGGTTGGGGTGAGGGAGCGCAGCTGGGGCCTGCCACGCGCGTCGGGAACGATCTCATAGCCATCGGCCTGGCCTGCCAGCAGTGCAGCGTGACGGCGGGCGGTGACCGTCACGGCATCGTCGGGAATATCCCGGTGTAGGGCTGTGTCAAAAAACCCGGCGGCAGAAGCGCTGTATCGTATGGTCATGACAGGTCGATCCTCCCGATGGCGACAAAGCAGCAGCCATCCGCATTGGCGTTCGCGTTGTGGACCTGGAACCCGGAGCTGGTGATGGTTTCGCGGCGCACAGCCGGGTAGTTGTCCTGGGCGTCGTTGCTCGTGTCACTGGTGCCGTCAGCCACCACCGAGTAGGCCGCGCCGGTGAAGCTGGTGGGGAATGTGACGGCGGTGGAGCTGTTGGGTCCGGCAGTGAACTGCCCCCATTGCACCAGGACGCTGTTGGCAGGGTCGGCACCGGGGATCGTCACATACCCGTTGCTGCCCATGGATTTGATCATCGGACCCAGCGATGCCGGGGTCAGGGCGACGGCGTTGCTGGTGCCTGTGCGGGTTTCCGCCTGGCTGGCGGCCAGCAGCGACAACACCCGGTTAGCCGTCAGGTCGCCTCCGCCCGTGATCAGCCCGCTGCCCGTGATGGTTCGCCCTTGGATGGCGGCGATCGATGCATTCACCGCTGCTTGATACGCAGCCAGCGTATTGTTGATTCCCAGCTGGAAGGCGTTTTGCGCGACGGTGATTGCGGTCTCGAAGGCGACCTGCGCGTTGGTCAGCACCGTTGCCAGCGCAGTGAGCACGCGCTTGACCTTCTTGGGTGTCATGATCCGCGTGTCGTCCAGGCCTGCATCGGCCTCGGCATTGTCGGCGATCTCGGCAACGCCCTTGACCGCTTCGCTCGCCGGCGGATTGAGAAACAGGGCCTCGCCGAACTCGATCAGCGCGCCGAGATCATTGGCAAAGGCGATGTCGAACATGATCAGGCCGGTGGCGAGAGCGGCCTTGCTCAACACGGGATCGACGGCAGCGCTGTAAATGGCCAGCAGCACCCCGGCATCGGTGTAAATGCCGATGCCGGTGACATCGTAGATATCGGTGCTGGGATCGTAGGCGGTCACGTGGATGACGTTGGCGCTGACAACCTGACCTGAAACCGCATCGAGCCGTTTGAACTCGCCGGGCAGAGCATCGATCGTCGGGGCCATCACAAAGGGCGCAGCCGTCAGGCCGATCTGTGTGATCGTGATCGCATCGGTGCCGCCAGCCTCGGCCGCAACGATCGCGTCCAGGCCCGCATCGGTTATCATCATCGACAGCGCAGCCATCACAAGACCTCCATAAAGTCAGCGGCTTCGGTCAGGATCGGCTCGCCATTTTCGGTCTGCAGGTAGTTGTCCCAGCGCGGGTCGGGGTCGTGCGCGGCGGCAAGATCGAACCTTATCGCCGTGGCGGTGAGGGCAGCGCCGGACAGCCACCCGATCGCTTGAGCTTCGAGGTACTGGACGAAGGTAAAATGCGAGCGGGCAGGCTTGACCGATGCGACATCCCGGATGATCGCTGCCGCCGTTTCTGCGCTCAGAAAACTGGGTGGGATGAGGTTGGCAGGCATCCGCACTTCGAACGTGTGCACTGGCTGGCGCGGGTTGGCCTGCCACCACTCGACGATTTCTAGCAGCGGGTTGAAGCGATCGAGCACCTCGCGCACGATCGCCCGCGTGCCCTTGCGCCGGTGGAACGGGATAGCATCCATGATGGCAGCGCGGCGCTCGGCTTCCGTCCATTCCGGATCCCAGCGCGCGATCGCCAGGCCCCATGCGAGAAACGGCAACAGTTCCGCGGGGCAGGTTTGCGGGTTCCACAGATTGCCGACCTGGCCGATGTCGATATCGGCGCGCATTGCAGCTTCGAGCGCCAACTCAGAGTTTAGCGCGTTCGGCGGCAACAGGCTCGCGGCGAGGATTTCAGGAGGCAAGGCCATCAGCGCGCGCTCAATCCCACGTGCCTGCGATGGTGACATCGATGCTCGCGCAGTGGCCCGACTGCAGCGCGGTGAAGACCTGGTCGGCAATTGGCGAAACCAGCTCGACACGCTGGACACCGGCAACGTGCAAGGATGCTACCAAGGCGGAGAGCGGAATGTCGCGGCCAAGCCTGCGCGACCCGGCCAGATAGGCGTTGAGACTGGCCAGCGCCGTGCTGCGGATCAGCTCAGCATCCGGCCCGGCGTACAGCCATAGCCCGGCGACAACATCGAACGGCTGCACGTCCGCCGACTGCACGGTGACCATGTCGGTCAGCGGGCGCACTTGGTCATCGGTGAGCACGGCCTCGACGGCTGCCAGCGTGGCAGGAGGCGCTGTGCCATCGCCGGTGCGTGACAGCACCGAAACAACCACTTCGCCGGGCTGTGGCGAGGTGGCCGATGCATCGAGCACATCGCCCGATGCCGACTTGGCATGGTAGACATACGCCATCTCAGGCCCGGCCACCGAAAAACTGTGCGGGGCCAGCAGCACACGCTGGCGCAGATCATCGTCGGTTTCGAGCACCGCAGCTACACCGGTCACCGGATTGGCGGGTGTGATGACCAGACGCTCTACCGCGTACAAGGCGGCGAGATGATCGAGGCTAGAGCCGGTGGCAAAAGCAATCAGCAGCTGGCGCGCGGCGTCGTTGAAGGCCTGAGAGAGCACCTGCTCATCAAAGGCATCCGCTTGCAGCAGCTTGATTACGGGATCGGATTCGACCAGCGCATCGAATGGCGGGAACAAGGCGAGCAGCTGAGCGCGCTTGGCCGTGTAGCGCGTCTCGAAATCGGTCTGGGGCACGATTACCGGTGGAGGCAGTCGCGACAGATCGATGGCGGGCGAGGTGGCGATAGACGAAATCGGCATGCACGCCAGCAGCATCATGCGTCGCGCAAAGGCCAGCGGGCGGGATTGTTACCGGCCCGGTTACAATGGGCGCGTTCAGTCCGGGGTCAAAGCCATCGTTACCTGATCGAGGACCATGTCCATGTCGTCATCGCCAAAGCCGAGCAAGCGGCGGGCCTCATAGCGGGCACGGATAGTGCGGCCATCGCGTGTGCGGCCGACCGTATCGACATCGCCATCGTGATGCGTCTCGGCCACGCGCTGAGCCTTGCCGCCACCAAAATTGAGCTCGACGCTGTCAGGGGTCGCTCTGATCCGCATGTTACGCGCTAGGCGCAGGCGGCGGAACATCCGGCCACGCCGCACTTCCTTGCCATCCGGACCGATGCGCGGGCGGCGCGGGGCCATCGCGCTGCCATCCGGCTCCTTATTGGCGGCAATGCGCTTGGCGTTCGACCTGCGGAGAGACTGGCCGATCTTGGTGGCCAGCTTTCGCCGCGCGCCGGGCGAGAGGCGCAACATCAAGCCGTCGAGCCAGCCTTCAAGCCGGGTGAGGTCCGTATCGGCCATGCCGGTCAGGTTAGCGGGACGAGCGGAGTATCAGCCGCCCAGATTTCAATGAGCGGGGCGGTTCCAGGCGCTGCCTCGCCGTCACTGGCAATAAGCGGCTCATCATCGTCGAAAAGGGGCACCGGCTCGGCAAGGTGCTGGATATCGTAACCGCCATCCTCGCGCCGGATGACCGACACATTTTCATCGAGCATGATCTGCAGCTGCAGGTCGACCAGCTTGCTGTCGATCAGATCGACTTCGATCGCCATCGCTTCACGGCCCGGTGCCAGCAACTCGGGTTGATTGTCGCGGAGCCAGTTCGTGACCGCGAGCATCACGACGCTGGGTTCGCCCGAAAAATCGATCAGGATGACGTTGAGCCGATAACGATAGGCGAAACCGAATGTCGGCGTGCTGCGCGATACGATGGTGCCCTGATCGACCCACATCAGCAGGCGTGCGGGATCCTTGGCCAGCTCGGGCAGCAGCGCGACGATCGCAGCGCGAAGGGATGCTGGCTTGATCATGGTGAGGGCGCCCGGCGTGGGCACAAGGCATCGAACTTGACGTTGTGATCCATGACGCTGTCGACCGTTTGGGCACGGTCATAGCGGTTGCCGGGATCGTCGCTCGCCTCCCTGCCCTTCGGTGCATTGGCAAAACGTATGGGGCCGAATACCGCGCAGCTGGTGTCAACAGTTCTGGGGGGCGTCGGAATACCGCAAGCACTGCTCACGGCGCATATCAGGATGAGTGCGCAGATCATTGACGGCCTCATTGGCTTTCTCCGTTCGTTTTTGGGTTTCGGAACTGGTGGCCGCGCGCTCCTGCATGGTGCCGGTGGACCGTGCCTCATCAAGGCTCGCGTCGAACAGCCCCAGAACCATTGTGAGAATGGCGGCGGCCGCGATGGCAAACGCCAGCAGCAAAGCGAGCTTCTGGGCTACCCCGAGGCGATCGAAAAATCCGAACATCAATCTTCTCCCTGCGCCATATCGCCAGCGCGCGGCGTCGGAGGAATGGAATGGCCCAGCTGATCGCCCAGGCGCTCGACCGAGCGCCCCGACGACAGCGCAATCAGCGCGGACAGGCAGTCAGCGATCTTGACGACAAGGCCCCCTGCGATGGCGGAGAAAATGGACTCGGCCCATTCCGGCAGCGCGGCCCAGCTCATCGCCGCGATGATAGCCAGCAGCACGACAAAGCAGCCGGCTGCGATGAAGATGACGACGCGGCGGTCGCCTTCGCGGTCGCAAATCGTGCTCATCGTGCGCTCCATTTGGCATGGGCGCGGGCGATCTTGATGTGATGTTCGTTTTTGCGGAAGCCGGAGCCATTATAGGCTTCTGAAAACGGGATGTTGTCGGAGTGCCGATTGCTGATCTGGCGCACTTCCTCGACCAGATTTTCGCTCTCGATGAACGACACGAACGCATCGAGGTGGTCGCGCTCGCTCCGCTTCATCGCGTCCCAAAACTGCTCCACGGTATCGAAGCCCGCTGCCTCATGGTTGAAGCCCATGATCTGATAGCGGCCAGCGGATGCCGATTTGAGGGCAGCAACCGCATCAAGCGCTACGGCCTGATTGAGCCGGTTCCATTCGCCCGCCCCGCCAACATATAGCGTCCGGTTCCACCGAGCGCTGGACAGGTTGGGGTGGCTGTCTCTGAACAGGCCATCGGTGAACTTGTCAAACCAATGAGCCTCGAACAGGATTTTAGGCCTGCCATCAGGGAGAAATCCGCCGCCGTTGCTCTCGACTTCATCAACCGCGCGGATCTGCGCGACGGTGCAGCCGAGGCGAGCAGCGGCAGCGGCATAGTCCTGCGGCGACAGCCCAATCTTGGCAACCGGTGCAGATGCGGGCGCGCGGCGCTTATCCCAGGCGGCAGCCAGCTGATTGATCAAAGGGACATCCGCAGCGGCAAGCTTGCCATCGGGCGCGACCGGGCGCAGCAAGGATGCAATTTGGTCTGCGGTGGCGTTCATAGCGGGGGTCCCTTTATCCAGTTCCACACGGTGATAAGGCTGCCAACAATGCCCGTTCCGAACATCGCCGATGCGCCCCAGAAAGCGCCGACCCCCCGCGCGCGCAGGTCCACCAGCTGATCGATTTTGGTATCCATCTGACCGACAAGCTCTTTCATCTGGCGGACCTCGATCTCCAGCACCGCCAATCGTTCACTCTGGTTTGGATTTTGCGCTGTCATATCAGTCCCAAAGCTTGATCGTTTCGCGCATCGCGGATGCTGGGGCGCTCACATCGGGCAGCTGCACTACTGTGCCCTCGGCCAGGAGGGGGCCGCTCGCAGCAAGGCCGGGGTTGAGGGCATAGGCCTGCTCCGTCACGCCCTGGGTGCGGCCCAGCACGCGCCAGCAGATGGCGTCGAGGGTTTCGCCGGCAAGGGCGGTTGCGCGAGAGGACTCGGCCATCACACCAGCGACACCCGGTTGCGCGGCACTGGCTCTTCGGCCCCGATCGAGAGCAGGTCACTTACCGCGTGGTGCGCCATGCGCCGATAATCGTCTGCAGTGACCCGCTCGTTTTCGCTGCGAATGTTGGCCTGATCCGATGCGACAAGATCGCGGTGCAGGTCTGCGATTTCGGCGGCGGCATAATAGCGGATGATCCGTTCCCAGATAACCTCGGTGCGCTTGCGACCACCGATCTCGATATCGTCGATGTCGATAAGCCTCTCGATGCCCAAGACCGCGAAAGCGCTGCGCCATTCCGCCAGCTGGCGCAGAGCGGTGATCATCGCGCCCTCAATGGCGGCGACCAGGCGTTCGTGGATGACGACGCCTTCGCCGATGCGCAACGTATCGCGTACCCGGTTGACATCGATCGCAGGAAACCAGCCATCGGCCTCGACCGTGCTGTTGACGGGAGATGCCGGTGCTGGCGGCGTGGCGATAAAACCTGACACTGCGCGGGCCTTTCGTCTCTTGCGGCGTAACACCGGTTTACGGGGGGTGAGGATCGCCTTTGGCTTATGGGCGGACCCTGGCCAGAGATGATCCGCCCCCCGAGCGGCGTGGGCCGATCTGCTAAGCCTGGTCGCCCTGATTGCCGGTTCCCTTAGGCGGGGTGGCAACGAGGCGTTCGAGGCGCTCGATGTCCTTTTTGACACCAATCGATTTGTTGAGCTGGAGCGCGCGCTTGAGCGCATCCAATGCGGCATGGATGAGGGCTGGCTTGCCGCCAGCGGCGGCGCTGTCGGCCTCAGGGTCGAAATCGTCAGCTGCCTTAGCGAACGCACGGCCCATGGCCTTGAGCAGCTTGGCGCGGGCCTGGTCGGGCATGTCATAGCCGCCAGTCAGCCTGCCCAGGCGGACGATCTGCTCAAGCGTTGCAAGCTGAGGTTCGGCGAGCGCTGCCGTCGCGATCTCTTCCGCCAGCAGGCATGCGGGCGTACGCACATAGCGCTCCGGCAGCGTGATGCCAAAGCGCAGGACATGCTCGCCGATGTCGAGCGCACGGTCGAAATCGCGATAGTCGATAGCCCAGATCATCGTCTGCGCCACGATCTCATCCTGCGCGGCAGTGCCCTCGGCTCCAGCGGCGAGCGCGCCATCGACCCACGCCCGGAACGTCTCCGCCATCTCCAGCTTTACCGGGTTGCGGCCCTCGATTGACTGGATGTCGGACAAGGTGCGCAGATTGTCCTGCAGAACCGCGAACAGCGCGCGATATTCGCTGGCGACATCGCCTTTTTCCGGCATCGCACCGGCGACACCTGGAGCAGGTTGCCCAACAGCCAGACCGGCCTGGGCGGCGAGTGCACGTTCACGGTGGCGGCGGGCAAGGCTGGACATGGTTGATCCTGACGTTGGGGTTGCGAAACTGGTGAGGGCTTCCCACCCCGCTCGACCTGACCGTCAGGCTCCGGCGACCCTTTCGGGCTGATCCGCTGGCTTGACCCTGGCATTGGATTTCCGGGGCTTTAGCCTGTCATGCGGGGTGCGATCTGTGATCCGTAAAGGCTGACCCAATAATCAGCCGCTGGGGGGCTTGCGGCCCGTACCAGACACCCCTCTCGGGTGTTCCTTAAGCGGGCTTCTTGCCCATCACGATGTTCTCGACCAACGCGCACATGCCGTAATCTTCAACGACATAGGCTTCGTTGACGCTCTCGTAGTTGGCGATGCGATCGAACTCGGGCTCTTCCTTGACCGTGCGTCGACGCGTTCCCTCCTGGATGTAGATCGAGAGGTTATCGAGCCGCGTGATCAGCATCGCATTGGCCGGGAAGAACGGCACACGAACTGCAGGCAAACCACCCATCTGCTTTTCCGAGCGGATGATGCGGTCCATCGCCTCGACCTCGGTCGCGGTGTTCGCGGCCTTGTTGATGATCGAGAAATACTTGTCGTGTACCAGGTCACGCCCGACGATGACCACCAGCTCAGTATCATCGCGGTACCATTCGTCGATCAGTTCGACCGCGTCATACACCAGCCCGTCGAGGGACTTGTAATCGACATCGACACCGGCCTCGCCGTCGCCATCGACGTAGATGGCCTTGGTCGGATCAACGGTGAGGTCACCATCGTTCAGAACACGCGCGGGGGCATTGGTCCGGATCTTGTGCAGCCAGCCAAGGTTGACATCCTGCAGCTTCGGATTGTCTTCGAGGTCGGTCTCGATCGCTGCCGAGGTGCCGTTCCAGCCAATCATGATATGATCGCGGCCTTGCTGGCGCATGATCGAATCGCGGATCAGGGTCTGAAACTCAGGGCGATGGCGCCATGCATCGATCTTGGCATAGGAAATCGCATGATCGAAGTTGGTCTGCACGCACAGATACTGCCCCTTATCGGTGGTATCGGTGGGATCGGTCGGATTGCGCCGATTGCCCGCGCCAGTGTTGACGCGGCCTGCGAGCGGACGGGTGACGCCCACGCCGACCTTCTGCCCCTGCTGCTGAGTGACCGGGACGATCTGGATCAGTTGAAGGAATTCGCTGCTTTCCTTCATCACCTCTTCGAGGCGCTGTTCGACCACCGGCGCGACGGTGAAGTTCTTGCTGACCGCGTCTTCGCTAACGCCGTTGAGCAGCGCGATCTGCGAGACGTAGGCGTTGAAGAGCAGGCGGGTTTCGTTGCGCATCATTTCGGTCCTTGATTTGCCCGGTGGGCGGGTTTTCTGGCGCGGGGGTCTGGGGTGCTGGTCCTATCTGATCTGGCGATCAGCAATCGGTCCGGGCGAAATTGCTGCCGTTGGCCTGGGGGCGCTGCTGCTGACCAGGGGCGGCGGTGGTGTCGATGCGCTTTTCCAGCGCGGCGAACTTGAGCGCCAGGGCGTCCATTTCCTCGCGCTGAGCAGCGGTCTGCGTCTGCAGAGTGCCCTCGACCTTGCCGGCGAACTGGGTGAACAGGGCCGTAAAGGCCTGCATGTCGAAGCCCTGGGTCAGTTGCTGCTCGGGCGGATCGGCGGGCTTGGTTTCAGTTGCTTTGCCGGTCAGCTTGGCGGTGTAGCCGTCCATCATGGCTTTGAAGGCCGACAAGATGCCCTGCCCGCCTTCGGTGATGGTACCTTTATCGTCCGCCAGCTCCAGCGGCATTGGCACCTCGCCATTCAGCACGATCGAACCCGGTGCAGCGCGGTTGAACTGCAGCCGCTCGGTTGCGATGGCTGCCGGGCTATCGGTGAGCGCGCAGCCCATCAGATAGGCGAAATTCTTGCCGGCGAAATTGGGCTCGATCTCGATCGACGGATAGACCTTCTGACCAGCTGCATTCAGCTTTTCGGCATCCTCCAGCACGTCGAAGACGCCATAGAGCGCCTTGCGCTTTTCGGTCTTGCCGCTGAAATTGACATCGACCTCGCCGACCGACAGCGAGACGACATCGCCATAGCTGCGGAATGGCGCATCGCCGGTGATGCCGCGGATGTGCTCGATGTTGAGGCGGGCACCGTAGGTCTTGGGGTCGTAGCTCTGGGCCATTTCGTCGATCAGCTTGTCGTCGATCACACGGCCATCGACAGTGGAGCCGGCGGTGGCCAGGAGGAACGGCTTGGTGCGCTTGAATTTCATCGTCGACATCGGGACTGCTCCGTTGCGGGGTGCTGACTGGCCAGGGGATATGCCACCCTTGGGGCTGAAAATGGCCACATCATGCAACGGTGTGCCGTTGTAACCGGCGCGGTAACAATCAGGTGGGCGCGCACCGGATAGCGCTTGCAGGGCATGGAATGGCCACCATGGCGATCCTTGCTGCCCTTCCTGCCTCCCCCTTCGATGCGCGCCGAGCGGCGCGTTCGCTGTATTGGCGCGGATGGTCGATGCAGCAGATCGCGGCCGAGTTGACGCTGAAATACGCGACCGTCGCCAGCTGGAAGGCCCGCGACAAATGGGACGAGGCGCCCATGGTGCTGCGGATGGAGGACGGGCTTGAGCAGCGCTACCTCACCCTGATCGCCAAGGAAGACAAAGCCGGGAAGGATTTCAAGGAAATCGACCTGCTGGGGCGGCAGATCGAGCGCCTGGCGCGGGTCCGCAAGTTCGGCGGCGACGATGGCCGCGAGCGTGATCTGAACCCCAACATCGAGCGCCGGAACGACGACAAGGCCAAGGCCAAGCGGGCGGAAAAGCGCAAGAACTGCCTGTCGATCGAACAGTTTCAGGCGCTGCTCGACGACTTCCACGAGCGCAATTTCGAATATCAGGAAGAGTGGTGGGAACAGCGGCACCAGCGCACGCGCAAGATCCGCAAATCACGCCAGGTTGGGGCGACATGGTATTTCGCTCGGGAAGCCTTTGCCAAGATCGCTGAGCTGGCGATCGAGGGTAAGCAGCCGCGCAACCAGATATTCCTGTCGGCATCCGAACGCCAGGCGCTGAAGTTTCGCCGGGAGATTACCAATTGGGTTCGGCGGGTCACCGGGGTCGAGCTCAAGGGCAAGATCGTCATGCTCGATTTTTCGGGTCTGCATGGTGACGATGGCCCGTCGCTGGACTCAGTCGGCCTTTATCCGCTTTCGACCAACAGCGCGACGGCGCAAGGCGAAAGCGGCGATTTCTACTTCGACGAGTTTTCGTGGGTCGCGGGGTTTGCGGAGCTGAACAAGGTCGCCAGCGCCATAGCGACGCACAGCATCTACACCAAGACGTATTTCTCATCGGCCTCGACCAAAACGCACGAATCCTACGCCTTCTGGTCAGGTGAGGACTGGAACCGCGGGCGCGCCAAGAGCGACCAGCGCGCCTTTGACCTGTCGGTCAAGAACCTGCGCAACGGCGCGATCATGCCGGACGGCAGCTGGCAGCAAATCCTGACGATCCACGACGCGGTGAAGCGCGGCCTGGGCGACCTGGTCGACGTGGAGCAGCTGCGCACCGAATATTCGGAAGACTCGTTCCGTAATCTCTTTGAATGCGAAGAAATCGACGATGCGCAGTCGAGCTTCCCGTTCGCGCTGATCGGGTCGGCACGCGTCGACAGCTTCTATCAGTGGCGCGATTTCAAGCCCGAATTGATCGGCATGACGGGCGCGCGGCCGTTTGGCGATAAGCCGGTGTGGCTGGGCTATGACCCCAATAAGCAGGGCCGAGATGATGCCGCGCTGGCGGTCATCGCCCCGCCAGAAAAGCCAGGCGGAAAATTCCGCGTGCTCGAAAAGCTGCGTTTCAACGGCATCGACTTCCAAGGCCAGGCCGACGAAATCAAGCGGGTCGCCCAGCGGTACAACGTGGTCGATATTTCGATCGACACCACCGGCAGCGGCGAGGCAGTGCTGCAGCTCGTCTTGAAGTGGTTCCCGACCGCGCGCCGGATCAACTATTCGGTGGCGGTGAAGGGTGCGCTGGTCATGAAGGGCCAGAACGTGTTCCGCAACAAGCGCATCGAGTTCGATGCGGGATGGACCGATGTGCAGGCAGCTTTCATGGCGATCAGGCCCAGCCTCACCGGCTCTGGCAGGCAGGTGACCTATACCGCCAAGCGCAATGGCGAGGTCGGCCATGCCGATATCGCATGGGCGATCCTGCATGCACTTTCCAACGAACCGATGGACGCCAGCGAACCGATTTCGCGCGGTGCCAAGGTCAGATTTTTCAACTCTTCGACAGGGGATCAAGGATGACAACCGACATCGTTCCGGCACAGGCGAATGCGCACGCCAGTCCAAGTGCCGCTGGAGCCGGCGGCGTCCGGATGTTCAGCTTTGGCTCGCCAGAGAGCGTGATCGATGGGCGCGACCTGTGGTCATACTTCGAGATGTGGAGGAATGGCCGCTGGTACGAACCGCCGATGCCCATGACCAAGCTGGCCAAGTCGTTCAATATGTCACCCCACCATCGCAGTGCCATCGCACTGAAGGTAAACCTGCTGCTCAAGCACTTCGTTCCGACCAGGTGGCTCGACCGGGCCAATTTCGAGCGATGGGCAATCGACTTCCTACAGATGGGCAACGCCTATTTCGAGCGGATCGACAACCTGGGCGGGCGCGTGATGGCGCTGAAGCACAGCCCAGCGATCTTCACCCGTGTGGGGAGCGAACCGGGCACGATGTTCTTCATCAAGGCATCGCTCGGTCACGATCACGAATTTAGACCGAACAGCGTCTTCCACCTTCTGCAGCCAGATGTCGTGCAAGAGGTCTATGGCGTGCCCGAGTGGCTGTCGGCGCTGCAATCAGGCCTGCTCAACGAAAATGCCACCCTGTTTCGCCGTCGATATTACCTCAACGGCGCGCACGCCGGGTTCATCTTTTACATGTCTGAGCCTTTGGCCGATGCCGAGACCAGCGAGGAGATCGAAAAGCAGCTGGGTCAGGCCAAAGGCGTCGGCAATTTCAAGAACATGTTCGTGCACGTGCCCAACGGGAAGAAGGACGGCATCCAGATCATGCCGATTGCCGATGTGGCAGCCAAAGACGAATTCATGAACATCAAAAACGTCACCCGCGACGACATGTTGGCTGCGCACCGGGTGCCGCCGCAGCTGATCGGCATCATCCCCCAGAACAATGGGGGCTTTGGCGATGTCGGCAAGGCAAGCGATATCTTCTTCGGCAACGAGATCGAGCCGCTGCAGCAGCGCATGCGACAGCTCAACGAGTGGCTGGGTATCGAGGCACTGGTCTTCGCCCCTTATCAGCCACAGGGCCAAGCGCCTCGCCCTGGCTAACCCGCTTGCCTCGCCGCGCGAGCGGCGGGGGAAGAGGCGTTCCCGCGCCTCAAACCGACGGATGAGACCCGCCACAATCCAACCGATCCTGCCCATGGAACAGGGAATTGGATCATCCCGCCTGCCGACTCGGCACGGGAACAGATATGGAACAAAAGTGATGGAGTCGAGTCTCTCTTCCGTGCAGCCGGTCTCGCCGGTCGCCCCATACATCGGAGGCAAGCGCAAGCTTGCCAAGCGCCTGTGCGCCATGATCGACCAGGTGGAGCACCAAACCTATGCTGAGCCTTTTGTCGGCATGGGCGGGGTGTTCTTCAGGCGGTCGCATCGCCCCCCAAGCGAGGCGATCAACGATTGGTCGCGCGACGTGCACAACTTTTTCCGGGTGCTGCAGGTGCACTACGTCGCTTTCCTCGAAATGATGCGGTTTCAGATCACGTCGCGGGCAGAATTCGAGCGGCTGCTGCTGGAGCGGCCCGAGGCGCTTACCGATATGCAGCGGGCTGCGCGTTTCTTGTATCTCCAGCGCACCAGCTTTGGCGGCAAGGTAGTAGGTCAAAGCTTTGGTATCTCACCAGGCCGCTCCGCGCACTTCGACATCAGCAAATTGCAGCCGATGCTGGAGGCGGTGCACGACAGGCTGGCGGCCGTGGTGGTCGAGCGCCTGAAATGGGCCGATTTCATCCGCAAGTACGACAGGCCTGGCACCTTGTTCTACCTCGACCCGCCCTATTACCGGTGCGAGACTGACTATGGCGATGGGATGTTCGAACGCAGCGAATTCGAACTGATGGCCGACCAGCTGGCAGCCATCAATGGGCAGTTCATTCTTTCGATCAACGATCATCCCGAGATCCGCGAGACGTTCGCCCGCTTCAAGATGCAGCGGGTCGAGGTCGGTTACAGCGTCGGGGGTGGCAACAAGCAGTCCAAGTTCGGTGAGCTGATCATAACCCCCTCGCCCTAA